ACGCAACCTCATTCTCCCCCTAATCAAATGCATGGCACTACGGTACCTGCAGTTTACCCCTAGCCGATACCCTTGGGAAGATACCAAGTTTATCGTAAAAGGTCAGCTGGGTATTATAGCACGAGAGATCGAGCAGCTCAATATCACACAGTTAATCGGGATGCTTCCTGAGCATGCAGTCGGTGCTAAACTGACCGCTGCACAAGGATTCGTTGAGATGTCTTCTGTGATTAACAAAGCTGCTATCATGGCTGCACTTGAGTCCGACAAAGAACGTCTCGAGCAGCAACAAGCCCAAGAGCAAGAATCACAGCAACGACTTGCTGAGATGGAACAGAAGATCAAAGGTCTGGAACTTGAGAGTATCACGGTCGAGAATCAGAAGATTCTGGCTGAGATTCGAGAGTTACTGGCCCGGGCAGTGGTCCAAGAACGCAAAGCTACGACCGAGGAAATACGTACCAACGTAGAAGTCGGGAAGCTGGGTGTTGCTCAGGCTGAGGTTCAGAACAATGCAGAACAAAATGACATCAACCGAGAGCGCCTTGAGCTACAACGTAGGCAGGTAGCCCAAAAAGCTAAACAAGGCACTAATTAAAATACATTAGGGAGAGACTGATGGATTTATCACAAGACATACTTGCGGCGCTTACGCCGGAAGACAAACAAGAACTAGAGATATGGGAAGAGCTTTTAGCCTCCCGAGGTTACGACCTCCTAGTCCGATTCTTGACTGGGAACGCAGAGAGCGTTGCAGCAATTATCGAGAATGCGAACAACTGGGATCAGTATGTATATGCCCGGGGATCAAGAGACGCACTAAACCTAGTGCTTAATCTCGAGGAGATCCTGGCAGCAAGACTGACTCAAACTGCGGAAGAGAATGTAGAAGTAGCTGAAGATCCAACCCTGGATCAAGAGTTCGATGAGATCTCTGTAAATCTAGGGCTCTAACATGATACTCCATGACTTTCGTTGCGAAGAATGTGGCTCCGTCGAAGAGCACTATTGTAGAGTAGAAGACAGAATGTCCATCTGCTCTGAGTGTCACGGAGTCTCTCACCGCGTCATACTACAGACTGCAAAACCACATTGGTCCAGTCTAGCTATGGGCGAATCCGCATCACCCGAAGCGATAGCTCGTTTCGATACGATGCATAAAAAGCAGAAGGCTAAGGAAGAAAAGACCTACGCTGACCACGGTGATTATGGCCCAGCTCCCGGTGCATCCGGGCGCAGCCAGCATTACAACAATCAGCAGGACTCGTAAACCCCCTTCAATCAACACACTCAAATTCCCTTAATCTTTGAACAAGACGGGAAAAAGGAGCATCAATGGGTATTTTAGTTGACCAACCGGTCGATGTACAAGTGGACCTTAATCAGGAATCCGAAGCAGAGAATCAGAAACCCCAGGAAGAGCAGCAGAACGCTCGATCCATCCCGGATAAGTTCAAAGATAAATCTGCAGAAGAGATCGCACACGCATACCAAAACCTTGAATCGGAATTGGGTCGAATGCGGAACGAACTCGGTGATTATCGGAGCATGACGGATCGCTTTCTATCACTGGAAGAGAAACGAGTAGCCGACCTGGGGAACGCAGAACAGTCCAGCCGATTTGAGATCGATCCGACTGAATTGCTGAGCAACCCAGAGGAGGTCCTGGACCGCTACTACGAACATCGTCGTGGAGCAGATGAGACATACGCTCAAATGCAGGCGCGTCTAGACCGTCTAGAAGGACAAGTTACGACCAACTCCATACAAGAGCGTCACCCAGACGCTGCAGATGTGGCTAATAGTCCTCAGTTCCAGTCATGGCTGCAAGAGAAGAGTTACAGAACTCGGATCGCACAGGCCGCTGTCCAGAACCAGGATGTCGAAGCTTTAGATGACCTTCTCACGGAATTCAAAGGTGGTGTTCAACAATCACCTTCTCAGGATTCCAACAAGCAGAACGAACTTGCCGCGGCTAAAGCTGCTGGTACAGAGAGTTCATCCACAGGCACAACCGTGAATACGGGGAAACGTTTCTCCCGACGTAAGTTGGTAGAATTAAAGATGCGTAATCCTGACGAGTATGCTGCACGTAGCGCGGAAATCCTCCGAGCGTATGCAGAGAAGCGGGTTGATGACTAACTTTTCAAACCCTTAATTTCAAGGATATTAAATAATGGCACTTGGTACAAACCATATCATCTCCACCGAGGTGCCCAACTTTATCCCGGAGCTTTGGTCCGACGAAGTTATTGCTGCATACAAGAGCAATCTTGTTATGGCAAACCTCGTTCGCAAACTGAACCACCGTGGTAAGAAGGGCGACACGATCAAGATCCCTACCCCGACTCGCGGGTCAGCTTCTGATAAAGCTGCTGAGACTCAGGTTTCTCTGATCCAACACGGCACGGACGCAGGTCTGAGCATTTCCATCAACAAACACAAGCACTACGCTCGTTTGATCGAAGACATCGTTGATGTCCAAGCACTCGAGAGCTTGCGTCGATTCTATACTGATGACGGTGGTTATGCCATTGCTCTGCAGGTGGATTCGGACCTGTTGGTAGAAGCGTTCAACACCGGTTCTGCTTCCCTCACCTACACGTCTTCAACGAATACGTTGACGACTGCTTCTACGTTCGACACCATCTACGAAGGTGACGGTACGACTTGGGATGAAGCCGGTACGACTGACATCTCTGATGCAGGTATCCGCACCCAGGTTAAACTCCTGGACGACGTGGATGCGCCTAGCGCGGGTCGCTATGCTGTGATCCCAACGATTGCGAAGTTCGACTTAACGGGTACTGCTCGTTTCACTGAACAAGCCTTCGTAGGCGAAGTAGGTGCTGGTAACACCATCCGAAACGGTATCGTAGGGGACGCTTATGGCGTTGAATTCTACGTAACCAACCGTACACCTCTTGTTGAAGACGGACTCGGCAATGCCGACAACGTTTCCGGCATCTTCTTCCAACGAGACGCTCTCGTATTGGTTGAGCAGTTGGGTGTGCGTTCGCAGTCTCAGTACAAGCTGGAATACCTGGCCGATCTGTTCGTAACTGACATGATCTACGGTGTGAAGGTTCTGCGTGATGACAGCGTAAATGCGTTTGTAGTACCGACTACTTAATCGGTTACCTTAGGACTAGCCCCCTCTTAACGAATTGCCTACGGGCAGTAGCTGCGGAGGGGGCAACCCCTTTCACAATATCTTGGGAGAGATTTTACATGTTCAATGAACACGATTACAGAAACGTCTTGGCTTTAGTAGCGTTCGCATTTGCGAATGGTATGGTGAAGAGCCAGGATGATGCAAAAGTATTGTTGACCTTAGAACACAAGGCAACAGAAGCACTCAAATCAGAGGACCCTAATGGCGACGACATACCTCCAAGCGATTAACCGAGTCCTAGAGAAGATTGGGGAAGAGCAAGTACCAGCAGCAGCCACCTCTATCACTGAGACCTACGAACTCCTAGTGGGATCGTTCGTTCAGGATATCAAAGAGGAGATTGAGGATGCTCACAACTGGCGAGCACTCCGTCAGACCAACACCTCCACGATAGCTGCCAACACCAACAGTGTGGCTATCACTGAGGCTAATGAACGCTCACGAGTAGTGAGGATTTTACAACAAGACAGGGGCGAGATAATCCCCCTTGTTTTTGACATCACTGACTCAACCAATCCGGATCCACTTACCGAGATCGACCTAGCAGAACTCCTATACCGAGATACTGTTGATCCTGACAATCGGAATGACCCCCTCTACTTCGCGCTAGACAACACCTCCGGGGATGTCCTTGAGTTATATGTTTGGCCTCGCCCTTCTTCCGAGCGGACTATTCAGCATACGCTCGTTATCCCCCAACCCCGCTTTGAACCATCCGATCTATCTGAGATAATTAAGATTCCTATCCGCCCACTCATTGTTGGAGCTACTTGGTATGCGCTTGAGGAGCGTGGCGAGGAGCTAGGAGCTAGTGGTCTGTTTAACGAGAAACGCTTCCGTGACTCTCTGGATGCCGCTATCTCTAGAGACTCTGATGGGCAGGGTGATAGTATAGAACTGGTACGTACATAATGTCGCAGCAGCTACTCCCTATAGATGCAGTAACCCCTGGAGTACGGGGACTGAATCTGCAGCAGAAAGGTACCATCTTGGATCCAGTGTGGGCTACCAATGCCCTAAACTGTGTCCTGGATGATGCTCGCCGGATGGCTGCAAGGAATGGCTATAGTGTCACATCCACCACCGCAATTACATCCTCCCCAGACGTAGAGGCAATACACGAGTACCTCCAAGGGGATGGTACAGTAGAGATGTTAGTCTCCTGGAATGGTGGGATAGGAAACTCCCTGTCAGATCCAGAAGGGAATGATGTGTCAGGAGCGGTAACCGACGCGGACGGTCGATGGTGGTTCCAGAACTTTAACAACAAAGTTATAGGATTTCAACATGGTCAAAAACCTATCGTCTATTCGGGATCCACATTTGCAACTATTACTGAGTCTAGTGGTACTGCTCCTACTTCCCATAATGGCATTGGCCTCTGTGCTTTTGGTCGTGTCTGGGCTCTCGATTCTGACGGTCAGACTATTAAGTATACTGCTACGTTGGACGAAGCGGACTGGGGGGGTGCTGGTGCAGGAAGTATCGACATGTCGAACGTTTGGACTGGTGGAATGGATGAAGTCACTGCGATCGCGGCTTTCAACGGGTCGTTCGTCGTCTTCGGCCGAAACCACATCGTCATCTGGGACGACAGCCAAGGGTCTCAGCTCGGCATATCTCCAACGCAACTCGTCGTTATAGACGTAATCGAAGGTACTGGTTGTAAGTCACACTGGACCCTACAGGCTATCGGTGAGACCGACTTAGTATTCCTGTCACGTAATGGTCTTCAATCCCTTGGTCGAGTAGTCTTCGAGAAGAGTAACCCTATCGCAAATGTATCAAAGTATGTCAGAGATGACTTCCTTACCGACATAGCCTTAGAGGATGACCTAGACCTACGATCAGCATACTCTCCAGAAGAAGGCTTCTACTTATTGAGTGTGCCGGTACAGAAGACCACATACGTCTTCGATATACGAAACAAATTTAAAGATGAGGAAGGTGAGTTAATCTTCCCATGCACCACCTGGGACTTATTCCCCACAGCCTTCTGCGTTAGACAGAACGGTGATATCCTCTTCGGCTCTCCTGGAGAAGTGTGGACCTACGGAGCAGACTCAGACAACGGTGACCTCATACGTTACGAGTATGCCTCCCCTTGGATGGACCTTGGAGAAGAGCTGGGCAACCGGCTCAAGATGCTCAAGAGAATCGGATCCATCTTATTTGTACGGAACAACGCCGGTATCGAATACAAGTGGGCTACCGACTTCCGTGAGAATGATCAGGCAATAAGCAGAGCTATAAATGATCCCTCAGCATCCGAATGGAACATAGCTGAGTGGGCTTTGGGAGAATGGTCAGGAGGCTTATTCCTGCAGATCATTAAAGTCCCCGCACGTGGTGTGGGTCAGTATTACCGGATAAAGATTGAGACTTCAGTGACAGGCCAGTTTGCCTTACAACAGCTCGAACTCTTTACCAAGATTGGAAGGATCGCTTAATGGCTGACTACTCACAAGTCAATGATTACAGTGCAAAAGACGCCCTGTCCACAGGTAACCCCCTTAAACTAATCAAAGGGAGTGACATCGACCAGGAGTTTTCTGCCATACAAACGGCAATTGCCACCAAGTTCGACTCCACTGACATAGCCACCGCTGGTGAAGCTCAGGCTGGTGTATCGAATACCGTGGTGATTACCCCTGCCCGACTGACCGCTTGGGCTCAGAATGATGCCGGGGTTATCGAGGACCTACAGGCCTTAGCCGATCCTAATGCAGATAGGCTTATCTTCTGGGATGACTCAGCAGGTGCCGCTGCCTTCTTAACCGTAGGGACAGGCCTTACTATTTCCGGGACTACGATAACCTCTACCGGTGTATCTGGTGTAAGTATTGTAGCCGGCAATGGTTTGTCTGGTGGTGGTGAGCTAACCACCTCCCGTACTGTTGACCTGGACTACAATGAACTCACTGCTGCTACACCGGTAGCTGCAGACTTAATCTCCTTTGCTGATATCAGTGATAGTAACACTGTAAAGAAAGCCACGATCACTACCCTAAATAGTCTACTGACGTTAGCTGGGCTCGGTGATTATGATGCTAACGACAATATAGACCACAGCACAATAACCCTCACTGCAGGGGAAGGTCTTACTGGTGGGGGTACTATCGACGCTTCTCGATCCTTCGCACTGGATGTGGGTGGGTTGACAGAAGAAACCACTCTAGACGTAGCCAATGATGTTATCGTATTCTATGACTCCAGTGCAGCGGCACACCGCAAGGTACCAATCGACTCCTTAGTCGGATCCACTTTAGGGGAAGGTAAATGGTATAGATCATCTACCCAAGCCCTTACTGCTGGTGTTGCTGCCACGGTAGTATTCAACGCAGCTGAGGTCAGTAGCCTAACGCGAGGGAGCTTCAGTACAACTACAGGACAATACACAGCCACAGCTGTAACTCGGATCTGGATAGAATCTAGCATCACGATCGCAGCTATCAATGATGACCAGCCAATCACTATCGAGATCCAGGTGGATGGTACGACTAAACTACGTACCCGCTTCTACAACGATACCGACAATGATACACCAGAACAGACTGTTCGGTGTGGTGGTTTGTTAGACCTACCAAACGGTACAGAAGTAGTCCGTGTACGGGTAACCACAGGATCCTCAGAGACGATCAGTGCTGGTACAGCTTACAGTAACGTGAGTATAATGGAACTAGCATAATGGCAGAACCGTATGATACAATCAACGCGATCACAGATGGCCTCCTGGTAGGACCTTACCGCTGGTGGCGTTTTAGTGACGCTTCAGGTGGAGTTAGTGACGAAGGTACTGCGGCTATTGCCACCGACCTCGTCGAGGATAGCTCATTTAATACCTTCACTATGGAGTACCAATATGAGGCTAATCCCGCTGGGGATGGCTACGGGATGCTCCTCAATGGGGGAGGGCAGCTAGAGGCTGCTGGTCTGGGTCTAAGTAATAAAGGTACGTTCGTGTGCGTGTTCCGCCGAATAGGAACGGTCAACTACCCTACGTTTTGGGCAGGTTTCTACTTTGGCTTCGACAGCCGATATATACACTTTGGCGTCAGCAATGCTGATGGGACGGTCCGTTGGCAGGTACAAGATTCTGGCGCGAACGACGAATACTGGGACACAGATGTTGGTGGGTTTAATGACTTAAATGCGCATAGTGTAATAGTCGTACCAGGAGCGGATACCACTACTAGTCCGACTATCTACATGGATGGTGTAGCCGTTCCTGTAACACACACCTCAGGTGATGATGGAGTTAACGACAACTATTGGTGGGATTCTTTTGCAACGTCTGCATGTATAGGTGGTCGTGGTGGTGTAAATGACAGAAGCATAGAAAATGTTGTGATGTATGAAATGCTTACCTATGACTTCAAAGTGGACGCTACCCAAGCTTTACAAATCCACAATGCCCTAATACCAGGGAGTGTATTTAGAACTAAATCACAGAGACGGAGGAATCGGAGACTCTTTGCCGATTACGTAAGCATCTAATGAGCAGTAGGAATGCAGTGCAACAACTCATACAACAAAAGGCTGAAGTAGCCGCAACCGTAGCAGCCTCAAGTGCTACTACAGGATGGATAGCCTGGTTAGCAGACCTTAACCAAGTTCTGATAACACTATCCACAGTGATCGCTATCTGCGCAGGTGCGTGGACACTGTATGATCGCTGGCAAGAACGGAGAGAAAAAAATGCTTCTAGCAGAAGTACCAAAGACACAGGTAAAGACAAAGAGTGAGCACACAAATCAACTCCTTGCTCTCGAGGCTGCGGCCATACGAGAAGGTAAGACGTGCTCTACTGAGGGCTGGACGGAACATTATCATTGCAACGGTGCTTACGCTAGAAAGTTCACTCTACCCGACCGCCACTGGGTTACCGGACAGATACACCGTTTCGCCTGTATCAATATCGTTGCAAAAGGACGAGTCCTAGTCAAACAGTCTGACGGGGAATATATCCTTGAAGCTGGTGAGGTATATATTAGTGAGCCTGGAGAGAAAAAGATTTTGTTAGCATTAGAGGAAACAGTGTTTATAAACATCCACGCTACCGAAGAGACAGATCAAGAGAAACTGTGGGAACATTTTGTAGTCCCCCCAGAAAATGCCCTGGAACACCAGGTGCAACTACGTTTAGAGGATAAGTAAATATGGCATGGGCAGCAGTAGCAGGTGCAGCAGGCTCGGTTATCGCAGGGGGCTTAAGTATGTCTTCTGGATCCAAGGCTGCCAAAGACGCGAAGAAAGATGCTAAGATTCGGCGGTCTATCGCTCTTAATGCATTCTCCCCTATAGACTTCTTTGGTCCCGGTGGGGCAAGTGTTACCTTTGGTGGATCTCCTGGTGGTACTGGGAGTGCTCCTACTGGAGTTACCAGCTCCACGGCTAATCTATCCGAACCAGGAACTCCTTTTGGATATG